TTTTGAAGAAGGTACCCAAGTGGAAACCGCTGCAGGCGTGCAGTCAATAGAATCTATTCAACTCGGTACAATACTTGGCGACGGCGGCGAAGTGAAGGGTGTACTAAAATTCGCACAGGATACCGATGATATGTATGACCTCTATGGCGTTCACGTGAGCGGGTCGCATATTGTATATACCGATACTAAACCGACGTTAGTAGAAAATCATCCCGCAGCAATAAAACTACCGCAACAGGAACGCCGAGTCTATTGCTTTATTACGTCGACGCGTTGTATTCCCGTTCAGTCCGCTACCAAAGGTACACTCCAGTTTGCGGATTGGGAAGAATTAGAGAACAACCTAGAAGACCTCAAGGAGTGGAATAAGCGTGTGTTTACACTACTCAATCCAAGCCAGATTTACCTGGAGCCTAACGCGCAGGCGTTGAAGTCAGAGGCGGGTTTTACAGGTCGAACCCACGTAATGACACCATTGGGTCCTATGGAAATCCGTGGAATAGTTCCCGGATGTAAAGTGATTGACGCTGACGGTAAACAAACGGCAGTACACGGCATTGTACGCTTATCTTCAGAGGAAGTTATTAATGCGGTACAGCTGAGTGAGACGTCGTATATGTCATCCGGTAATTGGACAAAGATTGGCGGTACCTGGTTACAGCAACATAGTTTATGCGCCGGCAAACCAAACGACCAGGAGTCCTTACTCCGTCAGGAGTGGTTCCAACTCTTTACGGAGTCCGGTACGTTTACAGTGATTGAGGGCGGGCAGTTTATCGAAGTTCGAGACTTTACTGATGTTGGAAGTTCAGAGATTCATAAGACCTATGATTGGGTCCTGGAAACTCTAGCCACAGCAACGGAGAAAATCTAATCTATAACTAAAGCAAATGTCTCCCAGAATTACATTCGTGCTCGTAATGCTGGGTCTACTTCTCTTAGCAAATCTCCTGATGGTCAATGGTTTTACGAACTATCCCATCCGTGCTGAGGGATTTGTTGATTTTATGCTGGATAACGCTTCGCCTATTGGCGACAATTACCAGGCGATTGGCACGTATGATAACGTTGTCAAGAAGCCGGCGAACGGTCTGTCTAACTGGCGCGGTCCGGCGCCGAATGAGCCCCTGCTGGGTCCCGAAGTTGAGATTGGTCCCGACAATCTCTTCATGTTCAAGAACAATCAGTGCAAGCCCGAGTGCTGCCCCGCGTCTTTCAGCTGCGGCAGTGGCTGCGTATGCACAACGGCGAAGCAGCGTGACTTTATTAACAGCCGCGGCGGCAACCGTAACGAGCCGACGGATCTGTAAATCCTCACACAATCCCAATTACTTTCATACTATGCTACAAGCATATGATGAAATGAAACTACAAAAAAGTTTAGATGCCCTTGCCGCTAAATGCGGCGTCGAGCGATGCTCCGAGTAATGGTCTTGGCAAAGCCATGAACTCATTATCAATCGGTGTGCCGGCGGTTTGATTGCCCTCATCGGGCGCCCCCTTCTCTGTCATCAACGACTGTTTGAGCGTCTTCGCAGTAACATCATTGACCTCTGTAAACGCAACAGCGGGGTCGACGTAGTCAAATGCCGTCTTCTCTGTAACCGGCTCATTTGTCTCCTGCATATCTACGTAGTTCTCAAAGAATTCCTTAGAGTCCAAAGTGACCGTGTAAACGCGGCTAATGAGTCCATCGCCCTTACACTTGCGGTAGTGAATATGAGGTGAGAGTGCACCCTTAACAGGCACAGTGTACGGTTGCGGCTTCCGTACCTTGAGAGTGACAATACCAGACTCGTTGGCGATGGCGACACCCGCGTTACGGTAGCCAAGATACGCTTTATGCCAATCATTTAGCTCGTGTAGATCCTTGTTCGCAGGCTCAGCCGCCCAATAGAGCACTTTTGTGCCGGGACCTACTACAACATCTGTTGAAATATCAGCGTTCTCGGGAGTCTGGGTCTTCATTACTTCACACGGGATGAGCGACTTGCCTAGGAATGGTAGATAGCTATCACGGTGTAAGCCGATAAAAAGGGCGGCGACTCCAACGGCGGCGAAGATAGCATTGGCTAAAACAACATTACGTCCTGTCACGTATGTAACAAAGTCCTTTCCCGTAAAACTCTTAATACCCCAGTTAAGCCCACCAATAACCAGGAGAACCATTGCGATCATATATGCCTTCGCCTTCCAATATTGGTTCATTCTCTGTTATTAAGGGGCTAAAATCAATTCATAAACTTTTGTATTTGCGGGAATGTCTTTTGCAGCACAACGAAATTGCGAAAATAGCGGCTTCTCCACCTGTACCTTAGGCATAGCATTGTGAACTTGCGCCGCTAAAGCACGGTATAGGTCAAAGTCAGGGTAACGCTCCTCACCGTTTGGTGTACGAAGTACGTTCTTACCGTCATCATCTGTGAGCCACTCCCACAATAAGTTATAGACGGGGCTGACGGTTTCGGGATAGAGTTTAGCACCTTCACGCGACATAATCTTAACGGGAGTCATATTGGCGGGGCGGTCCGGAAAGAGTGATTCCAATAGAGATACGGCAAGGCGGCATAAGTCGAATGAGGTATTGGGCTCTACCTTCTTACCTTCGGCAGAGTCGAAGAATGGATCGCAATTGTACTGGGTGGCTGCGTCGTTGCCAGGAAAAAATGCGTCAGAAATAAAGAAACCGGCACCTGGTACGGTAAAGGAAGCACGACCAAAATCAATAATCTTCATTAGGCGTCCGTAAGTAGGAATCTTCATATACCAGGTCTCCTTTCCCTTTATGACACGGTAGTAAATATCGGTCACACCAGTGCCGTTCCACATAATATTATTGGTGTGTAAGTCGTTGTGAACAAATCCGAAGTAATGCTGTGCAACGACCAGACCCGCTATTACTTGGAAGAGCCACGCTAACCAACGCACATCCTTCGTCTCTAACATATTGACGTCATCGGCATCTTCCTCGTCAAGAAGAGTATCCATTGTACCATCCGCCTTCTCTAGCAGCGAGACCTGTACAGGGAAATTGTAGAACTCTACAAATTCTTCAACTTCATCAACTTCATCACTTTCATAAGAACCAGAGCCAGAGCCAGAATCTCCACTACCGCTAGAGTCAGATAAACGCTTGAGTCGTAGTTTAGGATTTGTTAGTTTCACAGGCTCTTCACTGCTCACAATTGGCTCTTCTTCGCTAACGGTAATATCATTTGTAGCACTTACAAAAATCGCAGTAATCGCAGTAATCGCAGTACCCGTATCGGCATCAACGGATACAAAATCGTCAAGAGATAGTGCCGTACCAGGTTGTGTAAAGAGTGCGTCCAGGGGTTTCTTTCCTTCACCATCTTCCTGATATTTGAAGAGACCTAGACGCTGATGTACATTCCACCACGACTTTTTCCTTAGAGAATCGTACTCCTCAGAAATATTATAGACATATGTATCAACACGGGCGGAAAATGTGCCATAGCAGCGGCACCAGTGAGGTGAAATACTACTTTCGACAAACTTAGATGCATAGAGTGCGAAGAGGCAATCAACATACGCCTCGTTTAATGGATTATTAATTTTCATAAGCGTATTTTTCCATAGGTTACTAGGCGCAGCAAGGGCACCGTCGCCTGGTAGAACGTATTCGCCCTCCATTGCGGCAAGAGGGTCTACAAGATGAATACGCTTAATGAAGATATCCCGTGTAGTTCCATCGGACATCTTAAGAGCACCTTCAAATGACGATTCGTTCGGTCGCTCAATACCGGTTACGCTTTCACCCGAAATACCGAGCCAGCACGACTGAAATCCTACAATAGATGCCTCAAGAGACGGTTGTAGTTTCTCTAACGCGGAGAAGTATGCTTGGGGTTTCTTGAATTCATTCATTGCCTCACGAATCGTGGTTGGCATCTCAGTAGGAGCAGTGGAGAGTAAGAGTGATTCTGGTAGTTCGTGAACTGCGGGTTTCGCAATGCGCACATTTGCTTTAGTTCCGCTACCACCTGCAGATCCACCACCACGTCCTCCACCTCCGCTACCACCGCGAGCTCCACCACCTCTTGGAGGAAGACCGCCACGACCATGATTTCGGTTACCAGGCATTTCTAAGTTTCGGACCGGGTCTAATTTAAGAGACTTTCCGCATGAGGATACGCGGTAAAAGAAAAATGGCTGAATTAGGTATCAACATAGATGAGTGCTCCGGCGAGACCAGGTATGGGATTAACGGCGATGTTGCCAACAATGGGTGGTGAGCCGGCGTCCAACCGTCCCACCATGAACCTCCGCCTTTCCAAATTTAATATGAATATGATTCCGGATGACGGTGTTGTGCTATTTATTGGACGTCGTGGAACCGGCAAGTCCTGGCTTATCAAGGACTTAATGTGGTATAAGCAGAAGTTTCCTATTGGCACAGTTTTCTCGGGCACTGAGGGCGCTAACGCTTTCTACGGGTCTATGGTTCCGAGTCTATTTATTCACGACGAGGTCGTACCGCAGACTGTCTCCAACGTACTCAAGCGTCAGGAGGGTATTACGAAGCAGATTCGTAAGGAGACGGAGGCACGCGGATCGTCGCAACTAGACCGCAAGGCGTTTATCATTATGGATGATTGCTTGTACGATAATAAGTGGGTGAACGATAAGTGGATTCGTTCGCTATTCATGAACGGACGTCACTACGGACTTCTGTACATTTTGGCTATTCAGTACGTGATGGGTATTCCGCCGGTCCTACGAGGACAGGTAGATTACGTGTTTATATTGCGTGAGAATCAGGTGTCTGCTCGCCGTCGTATTTACGAGCAGTTTGCGGGTATTTTCCCAACCTTTGAGCTGTTTTGCCAGATTATGGACCAGTGTACCGAGGATTACGAGTGTTTGGTAATTCACAACGGTGCGCACACGAATAAGATTGAGGATTGTGTGTTCTGGTACAAGGCACAGCCGCACCCTGATTTTAAGATTGGATCGCGGGACCATTGGGTACGGTCGGCGGAGTACGAGCGTCAGAAAGAACTTGCAGAACAAGCAGGCGATGCGGGCTTGCCTATGTTGACGACGGGAGCGGCGACAAAGGGACCGGTGCTTCAGGTAAATAAGTATTAGTAACAGTCGCCGCTGCCGCTACCCCGCCCTGAGCAGCCAATTCCGCTAGATTCTGTTGTTCGTATATTTGCCACCGCTGAAAGAATTCTAATGTCCGCGGAGTCCAACGACGCCCCGTGGCTCGAGGATTAAATGGATTTTTCCATAAGTAACCAGGTGCAGCGTAAGGGTCCTGCCGAGCTAGTTCTCTTAACGCATTACCTATTTCCATTGGTATTCTTCGGACCATTTACAAAACCTAAACAAAAAATGTTTAGACCAACTAGAAAATTCGTCATGGAAATTCAGAATTGGTTTGGACTTCATAATGGTAAATTTATAGGCGAGCCACCAGCATATGTTGATAAGTCTAAAGAGCCTGGACGTAGTATAATTCCGGTAGCAACACCAATACAGTGGATGATGCGTTCACCTTTTGTATTGATTACCAGTCCAAATTTTGTTTGGGCAGTTATTGCACTTTCTACATATTATTTTTTCCCCTATAATCTGGCAAGTGTAAATACACCGATTTCGTCGGTGTTTTTTGCCGAGCGTTTTCCCATTTGGTTCTCACTAGTTTTTGGTTATGATCTATTCTGGCATGTTGCGCTCTATGGATTGGGTCTCGGAAATCGCCCATTTATTCGGAATCGTCCTTATAAAATTGATAAAGTTGCTCACAATATTTTTTGGACTTTATCAGGTGTAGCCATTTGGACACTTTTTGAAAATGTATTTTGTTTTTTATGGGCTACACAAAGACTACCTTATGCTGCCGACTCGTTTGTGTCAATTGCGCTCGCACTAGCAGTGGTTCCTGTTTGGCGAAGTGTACATTTCTATTTTGCGCACCGGTTTCTCCACTTTGGACCACTTTATCAACAGGTACATTCACTACATCATAGAAATACGGATGTAGAACCGTTTTCGGGTTTGTGTATGCATCCTGTAGAACATTTATATTACTATGCTTGTATTGCGCCAAGTCTACTATTTGTTTGTTCTCCATTTGCTTTTTTATGGAACGGTGTACATTTGTTACTGAGTCCTGGAGCCAGTCATAGCGGATACGAAGACCATTTTCAGAGCGATGCGTTTCATTATTTACACCATAGGTATTTTGAGTGTAACTATGCGGGCACTGACGCCGCATTTATGGATAATTTTTTCGGCACTTTCCGCGGAGCACTTGAAGATTCTGATACGGCTGATGTGCGAGAAGACGCAAAAAGTACATTACGCACAGTTCCGACTAAAGAATTTTTATTATATCTCGGTGGTTCATCAGCGTGCTGTGCCCTTTGGTACAAAGCGATTCAATGGAATTTGTCGGTAGTGCCAGCACTTGCAATGTCTTCACTTGTCGGATTTGGTCCCGTTGTGCTTGCTACAATCATGTCGCCTAGAGCTGTTAGAGGAAAACCTATGAATTTATTTGGAAATCTATTTCATATTACACTGGGAACACTATTCTGTAGTATTCCTATAACTTATATGTGCTGGTTAACATTGTCTAAATCATAGGCGACACAACACCTGAGCATTTATAATCTTAAAATTATTAAGATTCTAAATACTAACCAATTAATTTAAGTTATATAAGTATAAATTCACCGGGTCAATACTATATTATCTGAGTGTTTGATACTGTGTGGCAATATAGACCGAGTTTTTGTATCCTAATGCGTGTAGTTTTTCTGTAGCCATTCGCGATCGTTGACCGGTGTTACAGTAGGCTAGTATACGAATTGCTTTATTAGGATACTGCGTAGGCATTATCTTTTCTAGGTCGGCACTTTGAATATGAACGGAGCCTGGATAAAATCCGAGGGCATCACGTTCAAACTTAGTACGAACATCTAATATTAAATCTATTTCTCCGTTTTTAATGCGGGCTTTAGCATCTTCAGGCGAAATAAGATATGGCGAGCCCAAGGCATACGCGTATAATTGATATAAAATAAAAAGCACGACAGCTACAATAATAATAAAAATTAAGGGGGCGCGGATTTTCATTTAATAGTACAGAAGAAAATATACAGTAAATACCTCACCGAATATAGTCGACGCCGCCGTTGATTTCAGTATTGGAAGCAGCGGCACCACTGCGACCAGTACTACCAAATCCACCGGCACCGCGGATAGTCGCCCCGCCAGGAATTTCGTCTACGATTTCAATACGCTCAAATGGCTGTAGTTCAGGACCGGCGATCTGGAAATACCGTTCTCCAAACGCAACGGTAAAGTCAGCACCAGTAGAGTAGACCATAGCGAGGAGCGGACCACGGTAGCCGGCGTCAATCAGACCGACGGAGTTCGCCAGCCGTAGTGGGGTCTTGGAGATAGAGGAGCGGGGTAGCATCCAGTAGGCACGGAAGCGACCTAGCATAGGGTCATAGATAGCAGCACGGCATGTCTGACTGACTTTAACAGCCGCACCACCGCTTCTGCTTCCACCGGCAGCCATAGTAATCATACCAGGCACGGAAGCCGCAACAGAGAAGAGGTCAAAACCGGCATCCCGCTCCGCCTTAGGCTTCGCCATATACGCTGCCGCCTGCGTCTTATACATTTCCGCAGTTGCAGCATCCTCAGGAACTAGGTAGAGCACTAGCATAGTGTTATACCTTGTTCGAAATCCAGGAAACCCGAATCAATTTTTAGAATCTTGCGGACTACATGGATAGCGTGTTCTCTGCGGGTGCCGCCGCGGCTAATGCCGCCGCGCCACCGTCCACCGCCTTCATTACCGATGCAGTGACAGCAGCCGCCGCTAACTCCGCCTGCTCACGCTTACGCTTCATGAACGGGTCCTCGTCGCCAAACATATCCTTAGCGGGCTTAGACTCCTCCGTGGGACTTGCGCCAATAACGGGCTTCTTTGACTTAGCCTCGCCCATACGGAGAATCTTGTGCTCGGCGTAAAGCTCATCACGCTTCTGCTCATTCTCCTTGTACTTCTTCATCAGGGTGTTGAGCTGGTCATCGGCATACTCCTGGTCCGCAATATCGTGCGGCTCAGGGTCCCAGGGGAGCCAGAAGCCGACCTGACCAACATAGACGTTGAAAGCGGGGTCAATCTTCTGTAGTGTCTTACAACGATGAATCGCCTCGTTGTACGTATCATATACACCACGCACTTTGACACCCTGAACCGTTGTACGGAAATCGTTCTTCGCAAAGAACTCGTCATCTAGACGCTTCTTATTCTTGAAAAGAAACGTCTCGTACTCCTCCTTGACAGCACTTTCACGGAAATCAGCGACCTTCGTCTTAACGTAGGTGCTCATATCAGCGGCAATGTCACTTGTGAGCTCACGGCGAACATCCTTAATGGTCTGGAGAGCACCGCTGAGGTCGACAAGTACCTGGAGTGCACCGCTGAGGTCAGTCGCATTATCCTTCTTGAGGAGAGCATTCTCAACAACATCCTGAACCTTGGAGGCAGCCTCCTGAATCTTTTGGACCTCCGACATTACGAATCCCTCCGTGGACTTAATCTTGTACTGCATCTCGTAATCCTTAAGGAACTCCGTAAAAAAGAACAGGTCCTTGTTCTTCAGTACCTTCTGCGGACTAATAAAGCTGAGGGCGACATAGTGCTGTCCCGGAATCTCCTTATCCGCCTCTAGATAGACCTCCTTCTTATCGGATTCCGTATTCTCCGACATAGTTTCTAGAGCAATAAATGAATTATATCTTTAAACTTTAACGCAATCGGCTCCACTTTTTTTCCTTGCCCGGAGTATAAGAACAATGGACGGTTTCAACGGCACTGAGCTCCTGACGCGCGCTGTGAAGTATTTCCTGGAGGGTCTAGCCGTCGCGGTAGCGATGGTCATCATCCCCCGCAAGACGCCCCAGCTGGAGGAGATTGCCGTCGTTGCCACGACCGCCGCGGTTGTCTTCGCCATCCTGGATCTCCTGTCGCCCTCGGTTGGACTCACGTCTCGCCAGGGTGCGGGTCTGGCGCTCGGCTCGCAGCTGGCGGGCGGCTTCCGTATGGCGTAAAGCCCCAAAACCAACCAAGTTTTTCAATTGTTCGTTTCAAAAACGACGTGTTGAACTATAGTATATCTATCTCCTCCTCACTATCATCAATGTCATCAATATCATCTACATCCATCTTTTCCAGTGCTGAGCCACGTACAACGGTCATCTTTACCTCTATTTTCTTCCACTCACGTGTAATTCCGCCTTTGGTCTTTGTATCCAGTGCTACCCGCGCAGCATCATCTTTATAAGTCATATCCGTAATCGTTTCTAGCATATCGTCACGGGTTGCACCAATGTCGAGTAACCGTCCAACAATCTCTGTAGCGGACTTGCCCTTCATAAACAGCATTGACCGCAAGCAGTCAAGTGTATCTAGCATTCCCTCTCCGCTGCCACCCAATACTCTACGAGAGCGCATGTCCCGCAGCCAACGGCGGTGCTTGAGTCGTTTGGATTGCTTACCGAGCCAGGACGGAAAGATTTGGAATGGTGCGATGCCTTCTGTTGCTACTGCAGTGCTAACCACTGCCGAGACAGCATAGGGCATTAAGGACCAGGTCTGTGAGCCACGAATACGGCGGTCTAGAATATCGTAGTCGCCGAGATAAGAACCGGCAGTAGCACAGCGCTGAACAAGCACGGAGTCATCTGGACGAGAGCCAGAACCAGAGCCACGCGGTTTTCCGACAGCAGCCACATATCCTTCGGCGACCATAAGGGGAATCATACCGTAATCGAGAAACACGAGCTCTTCTTTGACAGCCCGTGAATCGCCCCCGCCAATCAACCTGCCGGTCGCCGAGAACGCATCTACCCGTTGAAGTTCGTCCTTCGTTCCAGCTTTCAGCTGTAACGAATGAGGGTCCTTCCCCCCACCAATGAGAGAAGCAGACGAGAACTGAAGAGCGTTAATCACCGAGCGGATATCGTTACCGTTCCGCTCGCACAACTCTTCTAGTTGTCCAACCGTATAACCGAGCTTCTCCGCTTTCACAACCCGCTCATACAATGCCTTTGCTATGACCGTTTTTGTAGGACGCTGAAAGCGGATATCTAGACAGCAGGAAGCAAGTGGACGCAGCCGAGGTGTTCCCCGTTCGTTCGCAATACAAATAATAGGAAATACACACGATGCTATCACACGCGCCAGTTCACCGATACCACCGCGGTCACCGGTGCTCATTCCGTCCACCTCGTCCATCACAATCACCCGCCGCCGCCCACAAACTCCGCTCCGTTTTGCCTCATCAAAGTACTTCCGCACTGCAGATGCGGAACGCTCATCGGATGCGTTGAATTCTACCAAGTCATACCCACATCCTCGAACTATGAGCCCTACGGCGGTAGTCTTGCCGATACCAGGTGGACCGGTCACTAACGCTCCTCTAACACCGCCCGTTGTACCCCAGCCGGTAAGCCACGCCGACAGTTCGGTAATTGGCGTAGTCCCGCCAATCATATCCTTGAGCCGCCGTGGTGTGTAGCGGGTCACCCATAACTCTCCCGCACGCTGTGCGTCAGCCAATACGGCTGCCACCGTCACAACTGCGATACCAAGCCGCTTAGCCTCAGCCATTTTCCATAAACCCCCCGCAGAGTCACCACACACCAATCGCCCAATGTTAGAAGCCCAGGGAACTACAGTATGCCCAGAGCTAGAAAGGAAGGAAACAAGCCGATCATAATCGGCATCTACACCGCAAAGTGCAACAGTAGGCATTTTCAGTGTACAAATCTAATTGTACAGTGGAAAGGATTCAATTTTTCTGAACGTTTATAATTTAGATATGTAATGCTCTGGATAGTTTTGTTGGAAATACCATCGTAGTGTTTCTAATACATTGTCAGGTATCAAATGAAGCAGGTCTGTAATATTTAGAACTCTTGCAGCAGCTATTAATTTTTCAAATAGATTCTTTTCATATGTTTCATGATTTGTACATAGTAGTTGTAAAATATAGAAATTACTTCCAATAATAAATTTGTTTGTTTGAGTTACTTCAGATGTAAACAATCCATGTCGACCAGAAAATGTAGCTAAATTTTTATTTACAATATCAAGATCGGGTTTTTGTGTGGTATATGTTTCAAACATAGCATCTTTTAAAAATTTTATAGTTTCTGGTGTGCTTTTTAGAAATATAAATCCTAAATTCCCAATAGTTGTACCTACATCCGGAGAAATTGTTATATCATTATTCATATATGATTCTAAATATAAGCGAAAGTTGGATGAATCGTCGGCAATTACATCGACATCACTTACAATAACATGTTCGCCAGGATGTTGTTCAAGGGCTTTTATCATAAGGTCCAATTTGAGTGTATTGCCGGTGAAAAAGTGTTCACCAGGTATACTATATGTATTTGAAAAGGCTTCTTGGGGTAAAAATACAGGACGGACATTAAAGTCCGTTGTTGGTCCTATCGACGATGATAACATATGATGAAAAATTTCGTATTTGGGGCTATAAATATAATACCAGGGAATAGGTTTCATAGTATTATTAAATTACCATTAAAATATTAAGACGGCGGAGACGCGTGTGCCCACGGTTTTGCGTCATCAGGCTCAGGCCAGCCACGTGACGTCATTTCACCGGGGTAACCACGCGCACGTAATTGTGCTTCTTGGTTATT